CTACTCTGCGCCGTCTTCCTTGTTCCACCTGTGGATCTTGTCAGCGGACACGGCACCGAACCACCTGAACGCATCCTCGCTCATGCGGATGGTGATGGGTCCGCGCACCCGGTCCACGGCGGCGATATCAACGGAGCGGTCGGCGTACTCCTGAATGCCGCGAACCTCAAGGATGTCCAGCTTGATGTCTGCCACGTTCTCTCTCCTACCGCTTGAGGGGCTTACGGGGACCGACCCTATCAGTGTGGCCCGTGGGTCGGTCAAGGGGCGTCTGAGTGATCACAGGGCACATGCCGGGGCACTGGTCCAGAGTAGGGGCCTCAGCCGGGCTGGCAGCGATCACAGCGGCACTCAGGCAGGCTGTACCGCCCACCAGGACGCTGACGACTACAGCGCGAACGTTCATCGGCGCATCTTCTCTCTCATCCACGCAATAGACGCGTGCCACGACTTGCGGCGCGGCTCCAGTTCCATGTTCGCGAAGTGGTCCATGATCTGACCACCCATGAAACATGCCGAGTAATGCGGGATGCGGACGGTCTTCCTGACGTTTCCCGCCGTGACTACGTCCATCTGGACCCAAGTGAACCCCTCATCCCCTTCCACCATCTCAACGCCCTTGACGTGACGGATCGTTTCCGTGTGTCCCATCGTGCTCCTGTCCGGAAGGGGGACCGGATACGCCCCGGTCCCCACCCTGGGGCGGTTGCTTGCGGAACCCACTATGCACCATGGGAGCCAGCCAGCACCAGACCACCTACGGATTTTCGTATGTGAGCTTGCCCGGCGTCACTACTCGACGGATGCCAGCGGCCCGTATCAGCGTCCAGCACGAAGGGCACGGTTCACGCGTCGTGTACAGCGTGCTACCTGGCAACTCCCCTGGTGGCGTGTGCCTGATGGCATTACGCTCAGCGTGGTCCGCAATACAGTTGGCATAGTCGCTGTCGGGGGCGCTGGCGCGATTACATGGCCATAGATTGCCACAGGAACACACCCAGGCTGGCGTTGGGTCCCGCTGATCCGCGAAGTTGCCAGCCCTGTAGTGCTCCCCCCTGGGGCACGCTCCTGACGATGCACAGCCAGGCACCCCGGCAGGGGCACCGTTGTAGCCAGTGCCCCTCACCTCGTTGGCAGCGTTAACCAGGATCGCGCCCACCTGAGACCGGGTGCAGTCAGCGCGCGATGCTGCCCACTGGGCACCAGCCAGAAAGTACGCATCCCAGGAAGGGCGCTCCATCAGTCCCCCACGGTCACGTAAAAGGCGTTCGACACGTTCGGGTGAATGGTCAGGAAGCGACCACCATGCAGCCACAGGCGCTTGCCCTCAACGTGAACGTCTATGTACTGGTCGAATCGCTCCCCTAGCCGGTGACAGATTCTCGCGTCATTCGGAAGAGGCTGATCCTCACTGGTGTAACTCTTGACGTAAGTGTTCGTCGGGCCAACTTCACCGCGAAGCGCCTTGTTCTGTTCCCGCTCCCTTTCCAGTTCCATGCGAAGGGTGTGCAGTTCCTCTTGTGCCCACTTCGGAAGCCGGTATTCCCGCTTATCCATTTGGGGTCTCCTTCGCGTATTCCGTGCACACGGTCACGATGTGGGTTCCCGTGGTCACCTTGCCGTTTACGATGGATGTGTACGGCTGTAGCTGAGTTGTGTAGTCGACGCACTTCGGGCCATCCTCACAGCCGGTCGCCAGCCCCGCCACCAGGGCAGCGCCAGCAACGGCCACGGATACTCGCTTCGCGTTCACTGGTGAGGAACCTCCGGAACGTCCTGGACGCTGGCAGGGGCGACGTTGCGAAGCTCCTTGAGGACCAGCCCGGCAAACTCTCTAATCTCAGCGTCAGCGGCCTCATGCCAGCGCTTGCCGAGGACGTCACGCCATGCTCGGAGGTTGCCAGAAACCACCATGTCGACAGGGGCAGCGTTCGGCAGGACACAGCGCGCCGCTTCCCTGGCAGCCTTCCGCTTGAGGCCCTTACGGGCAACCAGCCACTCAACCAAGATGGCGTAATCCGTCAGCGCTTCCGCGTATGCAGCCTGAATCTGCCCCTCAGCCTTCGTCCCGCGAAGGGCGGGCGGAATGACTGGTTCGGTCTCTTCGTAGTTCACATACCGCTGAGACACCACGCTGAAAGACAGGTGCCTGTGACGCGTCAGCTCAGCCAGCAAGGCGCGCGACACATCCCGCACCAGGAACGATGCCGAAGCGTGCTCAAGGACGCTGTAATGCCCCTGGGCAAGGATGTTGGCCAGATAGTCAACGTTGGCGGCAGTGCCAGGGTTGGGCCGACCGAAGCTCTTGTAGCACAGCCGTCCGGCAGCCTCAGCCAGCGCGTCAGCGTTGGTCGGAACGTCCCGGTTGTACTCAGCACCGCTCACGCGGTACCCGTACGCCTCAAGTAGGATCGGGCTATTGATGGCCGTTGTAGCCAAGAGATCAACGCGCATCTTCTCTCCATCTCACGTAGGAGGGACCACCTCCGAAAATCCGTAGGTGGTCCCTCATGGTTACTCAGTCGCGATCAGCGCACTTGCCCGCCGTAGGTCTGAGCGAAGCGCCACGCGTCTGCGATGCACAGGTCACGGAGCATGACAGCCGCCGCATCGCCCGACTCAACTACCGTGCTGATGACTTCGCGCTCAGCGTTCATGGTGACGAACTCTGTGCGCTCTCCGTCAAGGTGCTTGGTGCGGACCCGGTAGCCGTTGCTGAGCTTGTAGATAGCCATGGCGTTTCTCCCCTGGTTTCGCTTGCTTCGTAGGTGGTTTAGTGAGTCGAATGCCAGTCAGCGGCCCACTGGGCTAGCGACTGGTCACCCTTGCTGTAGTTGCAGGGGGCGCACGCCGGAATCACGTTGGACTCAACGTCACGGCCACCCCGGGAAATGGGCTTGATGTGGTCTAGGTGCTCCGCTGGCGCGTCGCAGTAGGCACAGAGCCCCGACCATCGGGCGAAGACCTCAGCGCGCCTGTAGGGGGCCGGTCTGACCCGTCGCTGAGACAGGTACAGACCGGCGTACAGGGGTTGCACTACTTGCGCCCACCACGGCCAAGGTTGATGGCGGCAGCCGCTTCCAGTTCCTTGGCCTCCTCCTCGCTGGTGGCCACAGCCTTGATGTACCGCTTGGCGAACGACTTGTGACCCTTCACACGGGCGTCACGCGCCTGAATCACCTCAAGGCCCAACTTCGCGGCCAGTCCGGGAAGGTCGCCAGCGTCACCGGTCCCGAAGCACTCCACCCCGCCGATGCCGTACGAGTGACGGAGGGCGTTTGCCTGGTTGTCGCTCATGCTGTCCAGGATGGCGTTCACAACCGCATGCTTCTGGCGGCGCTCTTCGCTGGTGATGTCCTCAGCGGTCAGGAGATCATCCGGCAGACCCAGCGAGCTGGCCAGCACATCCCCCAGGGTCTCCGGGTTGTAGCCAGACACGCTGTAATGCTTCTGGTCCACGTTCATGGCGGAAGGCGACGGAAGGTCAAGGCTTGCAGTCCCCTGCCACGCCAGCCGGGCAGCCTCAGCGCGGTCCGCACTCAGTCGACGGCCCTTCGGGGGCACGGTCTGAGCGAACTTCTCAGCCAGGAACACATCCCCGTCCGCCTTCTCAAGCATGGACGCGAACACCTTGATTGCGTCAGCGTCAGCGCCCTGGTTGCGCATGCTCCGGACCTTGTCCAAGAGGACACCTTCCACGGTGGCCCACATGAACCCAAAGAAGCCGTCCACGGTGTCACCAGAGAAGCGGGGCAGGGCTTCGAACATGGCCAGCGCCGCATCCTGCCGGAAGTCTTCGCGGTGCTCTTCGAAGCGGTACCCGTTGGTGAACATGCGGCGGGCGGCAGCGTCAGCCAACTTGTCCAGTCGCCCGTTCATGGCTTCCAGTACCGCGCTGGTGCCGCTGAGACCGTTGTTCTGTGCGTCGCGGATCAGGTCAAGGGTCAGGGTGGTGTTCATGGCAATGCCTTCCTGGTTGGTCACTCGTGTTTGGGTGAGTGAGTCGAATGCCAGGAAGGGAGCTAGAACGGGCCGGATCTCTTGTGACGCGGGTCACACCCTGTTTTGGGCATGGGGGTGCCGTGGTCAGGTCACAAGAGGATGTGGCGGACTAGGCCCCCTTCCTGGGGGCTTCCGCTAGTACGAAGGTCCGGCCGGTCACTTCGTCGTTGCTGGCTTGAGCTAACGCGATTTTTCGTAGGTGGTCAACGCGGTTGTGCGTTGAATCAGTAGCTAGACCAGGGAGCGCCAGGAACCGTTGTACGGGGTTTCGAAGGCGTAACGTGCCTCATCCCTTGGAATGACAGGAATGGCATATGCACGGCCGTGCCTGTCTCGGCGTTACCAAGGTTTGATCTTGGTCGGTCCGTCAGCCCATTCCGCTTAAAAAAAAGTCCTGGCGGACCACCTACGATTTTTCGTAGGTGACTGCCCGTGTCATCGATCGCCACAGGCAGTCACCATCAGAAGTGCGCTAGGTCACACATCAGCGCCGTACAGACTGCCCCATGAGCGCTTGCCAATCTCCGCCTCAGCTTCGATGGGCACCCCAAACAGGTCAAAGGTCATGCTTTCCTGAATGGTGCGTGCAATGTCCGTTGCGTCAGCCTTCGGAGCACTTGCGATCACTTCGTCATGGATAGGCAGACGGAGGTAGTCCAACATGCCGTTGGCCTCAAGGTTGATGAGGCTCTGGCCCAGGCAGTCACGTGCAGCCGACTGGCACGCGTAGTTCACCACGGCGTAGGTGCGCTCACGGTCCAGCGGAAGGCGACGGCCGGTCACGGACACGTGGACCATGCCGGTCTCGTATGCCTCGCGCTGCCAGCGGGACGACATGCGTCGGATCTCCGGGTACACGCGGTCATACGCGGCCATGGCAGTCTTCACGTCGTCCAAGGGCGCGCCGGTCTGCCTACTTACGGTGGATGCCCCTCCCCCGTACACCTTGCCGAAGGCGATTCCCTTACTGATCTTGCGATGTTTCGGAGTGAAGTCTTCACCAAAGACCATCCGGGCAGTGAAGGAATGCAGATCCTCACCGTTGTTGATGGCCTCTTTCATGCGCTTGACGTCAGCCAGCGCCGCCAGCACCCGAAGCTCAACGGCAGCGAAGTCCGTTGAGATCATGACGTGGCCCTCTTCGGCCATGAGGCAACGCCGGATCATCTGGTCAGAAGACGGAAGGGTTTGCAGCGCCGGACGCGTCACACTCATGCGGCCCGTCCGTGCCTGCATGCTGTTGACGAAGGCATGTACGCGTCCGTCAGAGTCCATCACGTCAAGGAAGGTCTGAGTGTATGAACTCCGCCACTTCCCAGCGCGCTTGCTCTTGATGATGGCCTCAGCCAGCGGGTTGGGCCGACGCTTGCCGAGACGCTGGCCGGTCTGAAAGTCAAGGTCCGCGAAGCGATGCAATACGGCCTTGTCCACCTTGAGCGCCCCGGTTGCCGTGACTTCGTCGGGTGCCCACTCCTCCCCCATTCCTTCCAGCGCTGCCCGGAGCTGTGCAGGGGCGTTCACGTTGGCCACGCCGTAACGTTCCGCCTTCGCCTCGAACAGCGCTGCCTCTTCGGCCAGTTGATCGTTCAGGCCGCGCGTGTAGTCCACATCCAGGACCATTCCCCGGCGCTGCATGACCGCGCAGATACGGGCTATGTCGTGTTCGTACTGAACCAGCCGGGGGCGTACTTCCAGCTTCGCCAGCTCGACGTCAAGGCACTCGTCAAGGCGGGCAGCGAAGATGGGGTCAAGTCCGCTGTAGAGGAGGTAAGTCGGGTGCCACAGGTCGATGTTGGCGAAGCCGTTGGCCTTCGTGAGCTTGAGGGATCGGAAAACGGCTGTGAGGTCTCCCTGAGTGTCGGCAGCATTCGGGTCCACGTAGTACGTCATCAGGGGCTTGAGCGCCGTTCCCCTGCCGCCTTCCTGGGGCTGGCGCGGGTCGATCAGGCCAGCCTTGAGGCGCGTGTCAATGGTCCGGGGTGCCAGCGACTCAATGGGAATGTCTGCATGCCGATCCAGGACGGCCCAGTCAAAGGGCGCGTTGTGAATCTGGAACTTCTTGCCGACACGAAGAGCCCATGTGGCTATCTCAACAAACGGCCCGCCCAACTCCCAGGGAATGACCCATCCCGTGTTGCGATCACCAAACTGGACCGTGCGAAGACGGTAGCCGGGCGAGTAGATGTCAAGCCCCGTGGTCTCAGTGTCCAGACCGATGGGACCACGCCGGTTCGCCTCTTGGAACCAGATACGGAACTCAACTAGGTCCTCAACGCGCTCTGGAACGTAGACCTTGACCGGTTCGCCAGCCACCTTGTAATCAAACGTCAGCAACGGGTCTCTCCTCCCCTACACAAAGGGGCCACCTACGAAAATCCGTAGGTGACCCCATGCGATGTGTTCGGTTGTCAGTCCTGAGCGAAGATGCCCGGACCCTGTGGCTTCGATGCCTGGTTAGCGTGTCGAATGCCAACCAGGGCCATTCCCTTAGCCGTCCTCACGCGCTGAATCTGCCGCTCTTCCATGGCCCCGTAGAACGCGCGGCGGGACCACACTTCCTTAGACGGAAGCCCTTCCGCCTCGCACCACTCCCGATAGTCGTTGTACGCCTGTGACCCATCCATTCGGGCGGTATCGTCGCGCTCAAGGACCCCAGGGAAGAACCCTGCCAGCGCGTCAGAAGTCTCCCTGTACTCCTTGGTGGCAGCGCTGATGGAAGCCGGGTCCTTAAGCCCCTCAGCGAACCACAGGACGGCCCCACGGACGGCCCATGCCGCAATGCCCTTCGCCTCAGCTTCCAGCTTCGCGTCAAGGCCGTAATCCCGCTCATGGGGCGCGAAGTACCGGGTAAAGGGAATCATTTTGACCCTTCGCCACAAGCCCTCATCCTGGCCCCGGAACTTTGGCTTATGGTTCGTTGCCAGCATGAGGAGAAACGAAGGCTTGAACTCGAAAAACTCCTGCCGCAAGAAGCGGGCGGCAATCATGTCCTTGCCCGTGGAACGCTTGAGGACGGCTTCGCTCATGGGCTTGCCGGACTCACCCTCAGACGCCATGACCAGACGCGAACCGCGAAGCGCCGCCAAGTCGTTGGGGATGCCGCCGTTTGGCTTTTCCTCGAACGTGGCAAATGGCGTGGTCTTGCTGATGCTCCGGAAGACAGACGACAGCGTGTCAGTCAAGACGCTCTTGCCGTTGGCCCCCTTCCCCCAGAAAACACAGAAGCACTGCTCATCCGTGTATCCCGTGATGCCGTAGCCAACAACGCGCTGCATGTACGGCACAAGGTCAGGGTTGTCCGGGAAGATTTCTGTCATGAACTGTTCCCAGCGCGGGCACGTGGCGTCAGGGTCATACTCGATGTCAAGGCAGTACGTGAGCATGTCTTCTTTTCGGTGCTCACGGAGCTTGCCCGTACGAAGGTCCACGGTGCCGTTCCGGAAGCTCAGAAGATCCGGCCGGTTGTCGAAGTCGCTAGCCCGGACAAAGACCGAGGGCACGGCCTTAAGCTCCGTCATCAAGTCATCAATCCGGGACGTGGTGGCGAACGGCTTAGCTTCCTTGACCTTTCCGGCCAGCATCAGCGCCGCTGCCATACGGTGGATTTCCTGCCGCACCTTGGTTGCTGAGGGCTCCCACGTTCGACCGTTCCAGACGTAGTAACCCAGCCCTTCCGCAAAGCGAATCCGGCCGTCTGACCAGGCAACCAGGGCATGCGCGTTCATGGCATCGGTGTCCCCATACCGCTCAAGGAGACCAGCCAGGATGCGCGCGGCTTCGTTGCCCTGGTCACGGCTCACCACGTCCGCGCCAGTCGCTTCGGTCAACTCCTCACTGACCGCTTCGCGTTGGGCCTCTTCCGGCTTCGTTACTGGCTTCGCTGCCTTGACTGCCTTGTGCAGCGCCAGCGCAAAGCCGAGTGGGTCAGACTCACGCCACTCAGTCAGGTCCGTCTTTGGACCCAGCTTCGGAATGTCCAGCGCGAAGACCGGAATGTCATACGGCTTGAGTCCTTCGGCAAGAGCCTGGTTGAACCCCTGGCCCCCGTTGTCAACGTCACCACACGCGATGACCTGTGAGCCCTTGAGCCCTTCGGCAAGCTCCTTCAACAGCTCAGGCGTACCGGCCAGACCAGCACCCCGAACCATGACCACGTCATAGCCCACGGAAACCGCTGTGAGGCCATCTCCGGGCCCCTCAGTGACCAGAGTGACCCCGTAGCCACCCTGCCCCCTGAAAACGCCGTACGGGGACCACCGGAAGCCGTCAGGGTTGCGCAGAGAGACCCAGCGCCCCGGACACTCCCCCGTGATGTCCCGCCCCTGCAAGCCACGGGGAATGCCCCGGAAGTCGCACAGCGGAACCGTCAGCCGGGGGAATGCCTTGAACGCGCGGGAACGGTACTCAAACGGGTCCTTGAAAACGCCGGTATCAACGCCGATCCTCAGCTCTTCCGCTGTCTCAGCATCAAGCCCGAAGCGATCCATTGCGTAGTCTCGCGCGTCCTGTGCCCATGACGTGTCTTCCGTTAGTCGGTCCGCCATCCGGTCCACATAGGCCATGAGCGCTGCCGTCTGGGAAATGCCCACTATGGCGGGCTTCTCCTTGGGGACCGTGGCCCCCTCCCCCTCAGCGTTGAACAGGTCCGGCCAACTGAGCCCAGCGGCCTTGATGATGGCCTCAGTTTTGCAACCCACCCGACACGTCAGCCTGACCTTATGGTCATCCCCACGCCAAATACGTAGCGACGGGTCAGAGTCACCGTGCGCCGGACACAGTGCGATGTAACCCCCGTCATCGTGCTCACTCACACCCTGGAAATGATCCAGCAACTCAACGAACAGCACTGGTTCCGCCTTTCAGTTGTCTTCGTGGTGGTGTGAGTGAGTCGAATGACAGCGCTAGAACGGGTAACCAGGATGGGACGCTAGGCCAGGGTCCGGGCCGAACGTCAACGACCACTCAGCAAGCGTCTTCGCGCCCTTGCTCAGGTTGCAACCGGCGCACGCCGGAAGGATGTTGGACTCAACGTCAGCCCCACCCTTGGACAGCGGTGCGACGTGATCTAGGTGGGTGGCATGTGCGCCGCAGTAGGCACAGGCGTACCCCCAGCGCTTGAGGATGGCCGTTCGGCTGTACGCCACATGGTCAACGCCGTATTCCTCAGCGCGCCGCTTGTGGGTCAGCTCATGGCGCTTGTCTGGGGACAGCCGGGCGTAATAGCCCTTGATGTGCTGGCGCTGCCTGTTACGTCGACACGACGCACACGCGCTTGATGGCTTCTTGGCCTTCCCTGCAAGGAAGTCCTTAGCGGGCTTTCCCCGCCCGCATAGTCGACACACCTTCATGGCTTCGCCTTCCACTCGACCCACACCAGGGCAACCCCCCGGTGACAGAACAGTCGTCGCCAGCGGTATGGCCCACCCATTTCCAGGGGCGTGCTACGCCAGCGACTTAGGCCAGCACGCATCACCAGACCCCAATCACGTAGCCAACGACATAGCCCACCAGGAAGGCGAAGACGTGTAGGAGCAACCAGGCCACTGCCGGACGGTTCAACGAATCCACCTCACCTCAGCGCCACGGTTGATTGCGTGGCGAATAGCGTCGGAGTATCGGCCATAGTCGGCACGTCGCGTGACCCCATGAACTTTCCAGATCGTGTCACCCGCGCCCAGTTGGCGAATGTCCCCTAGCGCTGGCGCGCTCTTCCAGCTAATCCGTAGCTCAGCCACGTGGCACCACCTACGGATTTTCGGAGGTGACCGGCGCAAAGCCCGGAGTAACCAGCCGGACATGCTCTGTCGTGATCCACTGAGCGGCAGCCGTCTTGCGCTTGCTGAATCCAGACTCAATGCCGGTCGGCTGAATCTTGAGCACGGGAATGAGCACAGCGCCCACGCCCTCAACCTTCGCCTGTTTGGCAGTCGCCTCAAGGACCACAGCGTCAGCCATGCGTACCCGGTTTCCGTTCCGGGCCGCGTAGGCGACTAGGTCACCCTCATGTAGTTCGTTGCCGCTGTAGTCAGTGACAACACCACGCTTAGCCATGCGCTATGCGCCTTCCCGTAGGTCCAACATCAACTGAGACAGCGCGTCACACTCAGCCTGGTCCGCGTAGTCTGCAAAGTTCTGCATGCTGCGCAGTGCCTTACGGATCAACGCAAGCTCAGCCGTGGTGAGTTCAGCCGTAACCGTGCCCGGCGTTACCTTCGCCATGACGTAACCACCTCCCAATGACTCAAGCCCGGTACCAGCCGAAGCCAGTACCGGGCAAGAGGATTAGGCGCGCTCCCAGCCCTTGCCCTCATTGCTGAGACGGAAGGACCAGTACGTACCGTAAGGGCCGCGAAGGGCAGCGGTGCGGAACTTCTGAGTGGTGGGGTCGACAGAAACCACCTTGAGCACATCACCAGCACGGCAATTGGCGAACTCAAGGCCAGTCGCCGTGATGCGGATGGAATCACCAGCGGTCAGGGGGCCGGTCGTGTCGTCAGCGTCCTTGATGGCAGCCAGAACGGCGTCAGCGATCTTGAGGTAGGCGTCACGCTGTGCGTTGCCGACATAGATCCAGTTCCGGCCGGTCGTCTCGTACATGGCCTTAGCGGCAGCCTCACGCTTGCCCAGGATCGGGGAAAGCTCCCTGCCCTTGACCAGGCTTACGGTCTCGTCAGCCTTCCGGATCAGCCAGCGGTCAGCGCCGTGGGTCGGGTGCGGTCCGCTGATGATCGTTGCGGGCATGGTCATACCGTTGAAACGAACCTTCTGGTCAGCCGTGTACTTCGCCATGTTGTCTTTCCTCAAAGTGGCTTGCTCTGACACTGCCTCAAGCCCGGTACCACCTACGAAAATCCGTAGGCGATACCGGGCAACGTGGCTCAGCTCAGGTACTCAGGGGCGCTCGCAAGCGCGTCATCCAGGGTGGGGGTCTCGTCCTGGTAGATGTTGATGATCTGAACCGGCCCCGTGGTGTCCAGCGGCTCAGCCTTGACGTTCCGACCCTTGCCGGTCACCTTGACGCCGGGCAGATGCGCAACCGAACGCCGTGCCAGATCCTTGCCGGGGGCGATGACGACAGCGGACACGAACTCACCAGGCTGGACGTCGTCAGTGCGGGAAATCTCGTAGATGGCCATGGGGTCTCTCCTCAGGTGTATTCGTGGTCGCCAATGGGTTCGTTGTCCCATTGGAAGCGCACGCGGCGCTCATGCAGAACGAAGGGCGCGTAAAGGGGGTGGAAGGTCCACAGGGGCAGCCGGATAGTCTCGTCCGCTGCAAGCCGGAATGCGGCTGCCGCCTGTGTCTTCTGTGCCTGACTCAGCGGCATCGGGTCGGCCCTACCGCTCTTCGGCAATGGCGTCCTGGTAGGAACCCAGAACCGTCATCACCGGCTTCTTGTACTTGATGACTTCGTCATCCTCGTTCGTGAACTCTTCCTGAACGATTTCGAGCCTGACCAGGGCTTCGCCGTCCACGTCGTCAAGAGCGTCCTTGACCTCATGCACGGTCTCAGCAAACTGCCAAGAGGTAGCGATCCAGCGGCCCATGCCGAGTTCGTAGCCGAGACCAGCAAGCCGGAAGCTCACGATGACGTTCGGTCCCGGACCCTTACCGGCGCGGCTCTTCGCCTTGCGCTCCTTGAGAGTGCCAGTGCAGCCGCACGCCTCACCACGGTCATCCGGCATGAGCGAGACAAGCCCGTCACACTCATGGATGGGAAGACCGTTGGGGCCCCACTGCATGAACTTGTCCTCAATGGCGTCTGCGCCGGAGAGTACGAGTTCAACCGACGCGCTGTCAGTCAGAATCTCGTAGTCATGCTCCTTCTCCGGGAACTTGAGCGAAGGCGTGCCGCCCATCAGCTCAGCGATGCCCTTTGCGTTGTCCTCACCGGAAGCCAGAACACGGAACTTCGCGAGACTCTTGGGCTTGCGGTTTACCTGCATCCCAGTACGGAAATGGAAGGCGTACTCAGGGCGCGCGAACTTCGCCTCACGCTCCTCACGCTCAGGGTCATGAAAGATGCTCTTGTCCATGCTGGGGACTCCCCTACTTCGAATCTCTGCGACTTGTTCGGGGAAGCAACCGGGGATTTCTCGCCCCTGTGGACGGTCCGGCCGGTTGCTTCCCCTTCGTAGCGGGTCTAGGGGGTCGAATGCTTGCCCCGTTTCCGCGTTATCGCCTTCGTTTCGGGTCTAGGGGGTCGAATGCCAGCGCGGGCAAGGCCGTAACGCAAGAAAGCCCCCCAGCATCCCGTCAGGGACACCAGGGGGCTTTCAGAGGGTGTTACTTGACCTTCGCGGGGCTACCGAAGAGCAGCCGGAGCCACATTCCCAGGATGACCACCCAGGAAGCGCCCACGTAGCTGATGGCCGGAATGACCGGAACAGCCGAGTGGAGCGCGCCCACCAGCAGCATGGTCCCGAAGGACGCTGCCGAGAGGAGGGCCAGAACGATGACCACGTAAGCGACCACTGCCGCCACGCCAGCCAGAACCTTCGTCGTCTTCTTGTCCGTCACTGTGTCTCTCCTTGCGTAGGTGGCTTCGTTGCTGATCTAGGGGGCCGAATGCCTACCCGCGTCGCTCCGTGCCGGTCAGCGCCTCACGCGACGACTTCGCCAGCGCCTTGCCCAGTGCCTTCCGCTGACCCTCACGCTCCCAATTCAGGGTCTTGCGAAGGTCCAGGAAGGTAGCGAACGCCGCGTGCATCTCATTGACGTAGACCGGGTACAGCGTCCAGCCTTCCGGGGTGATGTGCAGCACCACAGCGCCATCAAACGGCGGCATGGGCTCTTCCGTACCGTCCGGGCTGATGATGCGGTCAGCGAAGGCGTACGCGGCCATCTGTAGGGCGACGCTGGCCCACACAGACTTACTGGTCTTCCAGTCGGCAATCACATTGACCCACTCGCTTCGCGGGTCCACCCCATCCGGGTCCAGCGTCCACGTGCCATCGTCGTTCAGGACCACCCTGAGCCGTAGCCACGCGTCGAATGAACCGGCGTACTGGTGGGTGTCGGACCAGGCCACATCCTCAGCCCTCACAAGGACCGGCTTGACCGTGTCCAGGAAGTCACGGAAGTTGGCCCGGTAGGGCTCAAGGTCCATGGACTGACGCCGGATCTGATGACCCCGGATCATCCGTTCAAACAGGTCATGGGCAGCGCTGCCGATCTTGCCCCGGTCGTTGGTGTAGCGCCATGCAGCACCAGCCACCCACTTGCGCGCGCCTTCGCGGTCTCGGTCCGACATGCGCTGTAGGTAGTCGATGGAGTCCAGCGCCAAGTCAGCGGCCATGTTCGCATGCCAGCGCATCAGGAACGGCTTAGGCAGCATCCCCACAATCGTGGTGACGCTGGGGTAACGGGTCTCCGGATCTATCACCCGGAAGTAGGAGCGCCCCCCGCCCTTCTCCTCATTCTCAACCTTGGACATGGTTTCCCTTCGTCAGAACTCTACGAAGGGCATCTAGTGAGTGGAACGCGGTGTGTAGGAATGTAGAAGTGAGGGGCACTTCTGGAATCCCTATGGAACTTCTTAGGGGATATCTGAGAAGGGGTCTGAAACTACACTTCTACATTCGGGGGTCTTGCGCGCTGCTGTACGGCCCTGTGAGGGCATGAGAAAGCCCCACCCGACCACAGGGGGCCAGATGGGGCTAGCAGGCGCTCAGACGGGCGTTCAGCGCTACGCGCGGCCCTCCCTAGCGATCCGCTGACACTTCGCCATGTTCTCAGGGTTCAGAGGCGAACACGCCAGCCCCCCGCCGTAGTCGTCAGTGAGCTTGCCCAGGAAGCGCCTAGGCACGTCACGCGCGCAGAGAACACAGCGCCCCATGCTGGCCGCGTCGCTACGTCCGGCCGAGTAGCCCCAGACCCATCCGGCTGCCACTTCCAGGGAAGTCATGACCATAGCGTTGCTGTACTCCGTGCCCCGGATGGTGATCTGTTCCGTGTGCTTCCCCGTGACACGGCTCAGGTGGGTTTCCGTGATGAACGCTTCCGGCATTCCGCCGAAATCCTGTTCAGTGTTGTCCCGCCATACCGTCCCGTAGGCCATGCCCTCTTCGTCCGTGCCGTCCCAGCGGAAAAGGAATCCGCCTGCCTTCTCAATGTTGCCGGTTTGCCTACGTCCCATCGTGCTGCCCCCTCTAGTGAGTCGAATGCCACCTACGAAAATCCGTAGGTGGCCCAAGAGGGAAGGCCCCTGGTACTGGGGGTACCTGGAGCCTTCCCGGTCTGTGGCGCTTAGAGAAGCGCAGTGATCATCTTGTCAAGGGCTTCCTTGACCTCAACCAGACGCTTGAGCTGAGCACTCCGCGTGTCGGCGCTCGCCTTCTCGAAGTCTTCCGGCTTCGCCTTCGTCACGGCCTTGTAAATGGTGGTGACCGACTTCTCAACCGACTCATCCGGCGTGGCGGTCTCGGCGGCCTCACCGGAACCCTCCCCTTCACCTTCGCCGCCCTCACCGGACGCGATTGTGCCGGTTGAACCCTCAGCGGACGCCAGCTCAGCAAGCCGCTTCTTTTCATGGTACGCCAGCTTCTTGCGCTCACCCTGGCCGATGGTGCTGGTCCCGTAGTGCTTGGCCACCCACTCAGAAGCCTTCTCCTCTTCGGGCTTGCCCTCAAGGATCTTCGCGACACGCGCCCGGCGCTCCGCTGCCTCTTCGGTGTCCTGGTCCAGCGACCGAAGCCACTCAGCGCGCACGTCCGAACGGAAGTCCTGAACCGACCGAAGGAGCTTCTTGAGACTCTGCTCATTCTCGAACGTGTGCTCAAAGCCCTTACCGGCCAGCTCAACCAGACCCTTGGTCGACTTCTTGGCCGGGTCGCTGTCCCCCATCAGGTCCGGTTCATCCGCCTTGTTGGGGATGCGCGTCCACATGTCGAAGCCGATCGCAGCAACTTCCTTGGCCACGTTCGAGACCTTGAGACCCAGGGTGACACCCTCAGCCAGCTTCTCAGCGCCCAACGCGGCAAGCTCCTGAGTGCCTTCGTACTGGTCCCACGTCTTCGCCTCAACGGTGCCAGTGACCACCCTGGCAACCGGGCGCTCAACGCTCACAGCGGCCTTCCACGCGTCGCGAAGCTCCTTCTTGGCCTTGATGCTGCCCTTGCCGCTCAGGTTGCTGATGATGGCCTCAGTCTCGCTGCCAAGCTCCTCAAGGGCGTCAGCGTTGTCCTCAGTGGCCAGGGTCTTAGCCCGCTCGATGTTGGCCGTGATCTGCTCAACGGCAGCCTTACCGGCGTCCTCAGTCACGTCCAGCTTCGGCGTGGTGGTCTCGGCCATGGTGGTCTCTCCTTCGTTGGTGTTGCTGACAGGAAGAACGTTAGCGGACTCAGGGGCTTCGTGTCCAGCCACCTCCGAAAATCCGTAGGTGGTCTCTCCGTAGGCCCGAATGACAGCCTCAGTCTGGCGCTCACGGTGTCCATGGTCAGCGGAACGGTAGCCGTCCCCCAGAGTCTCAAACTCCGTAGCAATAGTCTTCGCCAGCGCCAGCGTGTCGACAGTGGTCTCCCAGTACGGAAGGCCAGTCTTGGCCACTCGGATGGGGTCCATGGTGCCCACGGACTCAAGGCGACGGATGGTGAGCTCCCAGTCCTTGCCCTGACGCTCAGCCGTGTAGTGGAAGGAAGCGCCCTCAGCAACGTACTGAGTGGTTCCCGTTGCGTCCTTCGTCCGGCTGAACTTCATTTCCCCGCCCCTTCGTGGTCTGTGCTTGCGTGATCAGTATGGGGGTGGCGGAGCCTAGATGCAAGCTCCGCCACCTACCAATTCAGTTGGTCCAGAAATACTGGCCGTAAGACGAACCGCCGTTGTGGACGTCGATGTACCGCTCTCCCGTACCAGCGGCAACACGCACGGTTGCAGTGACGACACTGCCAGCAATACGGTCCAGAGTGCTCTTCATGGTCGCGTAGTCCACAGCCTTCCATTCATGCGTGAAACCCGTGCGAACCTTGAACGTGTCACCGGGCTTGATGATGCTGTGTTCCATGGCTTCCTTCTCTCCGTTGAACGCTTCCCAGCACTTCGCGTCAGCCAGCGCCATGCGGGCAGTGACGTAACCCGGGGTTCGGTAGACGATGCGATCACCAGCGCTCACCGTGGCGTAGTGCTTGCCGTTGGTCTCCGTGGTCTTCGTGTTCATCGTCCCCGCCCCTTCGTTGTTGTTGTGCGCACAGCTAAGCACAGCCCACGGGGCACCCGCAACCCACCTACGAAAATCCGTAGGTGCTTTGGTCCTGGTTTGGGTAACAAAAAAGCCCCCAGTGCACCCATATCGGATGCCCCAGGGGCTTCGTTCAGCGGCTACGCACCAGGGCGTCAGCCATCGTGTGCAGATCAAAGACGCTGCCGCCGTTGATCACAGTCTCGTCCGCGCGGAAGTCGTTCAGTTCGTTCTCACTGGCGTGCGTGTCCTTGCTCACAAGATCCGGGCGCTTGATACGCACCAGCACGAAGCCAGCGGCCTTGAGGGCTTCCGCTTCGTTCCGGTAACGGCAGTCAGTGACCACCACGGGCATGTTCCAGCCGTCAGCGGCCTTGACCTTGTCCATGAGCACGCGAACCCAGAAGTCTTCGTCATGCTCACGAACCGTCTGACCCACGCGCTGTAGCACCCGGCGCACTTCCGGATAGTCCGTCTTCGCACGGTCCCAACCCACGTCGGCAACCAGCGACTCAAGGCGCACGGTCACGCCATAGCTGGTCGGAATGTACGGGTTGACTTGCAGCGCCATCCGCTTGAGCGGGTCAGCGAATGCCAGCCGGGTAAATGCCCAGCGATTCACCAGCCGGGCACCAGCCGTGTCCTTGCCGGACTGCGCCTTACCGATAAAGGCGACGTTCTGATAGCTCACTAGCTCTCTCCCTTGTTCGAAGCTGAGCTAGTGAGCCGAATGCCTATGCCCCCAGGAACGCGCGAACCACGCTCAGTAGGGCGTCAGCCGGGAAGTCAGGCACGAAGCGCGACACCAGCGGCAGAGTCACCACAAGCGCGCTCAGCACCTTCCCACGGTTCGCCCTAAGCCATGCGACTGCCGCCTTCGCCTTGACGGCCCACCCTGGTTCGGGCGCGCTGTGCTCACCCATAACCTCACCTCACTTCGTAATGAATGGAACAGCGACACCGACCAGCGCGCCGACTGCCGCAGCAAAGCCGGACGCACGCCATACACGCTGCTCTAGCGTGCTCATGCGCGCCTGTAGGTCCGCTACGTCTTCGTGCGTCTTGTCGTTTGCTAGGCGCTCATCTAGCCGGGTTACCAGCTCAGACAAGCGCCGTAGCTCTGAGTACAGCTCCGTGGCCGGAACCCATGCCCCTGACTCTTCGGGTGGCATGTACCAACCTCCGTTACGGCTTGACGTTGAACCCATGCTTAGCGCCTAGGCGCGTCAGGGAGGTGAGACCGGGAATGCCGTCAGCGTCAGCGCCCCTGTAGCCAAGAGCCCGCTGCCACTTCGCATACGCGGCAATGGTGGTGGTGCCGTACGATCCGTCAGAGGCGTACTTAGCCACTAGATACCGCTCAGCCTTGAGCGCCTTCTCAACCAACCTGACGCCAGCCGCGTAGGTCTGATGACCCTGCTTAGCCTTCGGGTCAATCCGCGCGGCCTTGATGAGGCTGGACAGATCAACCGTGGGCTTCGCCGCTGGCTTGCTGGCGCTGGAAGTCGTCTTGTACGTGAACCCCTTCTGCCCCTTCTTGGATGGGTCGGCAGTCACGATGCCCTCAGCGAACTCCGGGTAGCCGTAGCCGTAAACGTAGGCATCACGCCGGGCGCGCTTCTTGGCGTAAACCCCGTCACCCTCAGCCCCACCAGACGCGTTCGTGTTGCCCTCATACGTGTAGACGTACGTGGCGTCGTAGGCGTAGACGATTCCGGTATGCGTACCGCCGCCCGGACCGTAGAAGACCTGAGCACCCACAGCGGGATACTCGCTGAACCGGCCAGCGTTGCGGAACCAGTGCACGGCAGTGGCGCAACCAGCCGTCTTCGGGTACAGCTTCGCAGCTCCCGCCTTGTCTGCGCACCAGCACACGAACACAGCGCACCACGGGTAATCCATGCCATTGCGGCCATAGCCGGGAATGCGGCCATACCACTTGTTGTACTTCGAGTCATTGACCCAGCGACCCTCAGAACGGGTCTCCTTCGTTCCAACCTCAGCCTTAGCGACGCTGAGAACGCTTGCCGCACTTGCGGTCATGTTGCTCCCTTGAAAGACGTTGATGCCCCTAGCGTGTCTAGGGAGTGGAAAGCCCCCGGGACGTTCCCGGGGGCAGTCACCTACGGATTTTCGTATGTGGTCAGAGCGAGCACGTCACGCCGTTGAGGGAAACCCACGGCGGAAGGTTCTTGCCGCCAGTCCCCACAAGCACCAGAGTTCCGTTGGTGTTGATGTCCAGCTTGAGGCTAGTGACCACGGACGTTGTGGCACTGCAAGCAACGGTTACGGTCCGTCGCGCGCTGGGGCGTGAATTCGCAGGGAGAGCAAGGTTGTTGATCTGCCCGTTGTTCAGGATGCTGCCGTTTAGGTACTGAAGGTCAATGCCGCCTCGAAGCATGATCGACGGCTCACCAAATAGGTTCACAATTCGGTACTGCGGAGTTCCGTTGCCATTGCCGTTGGCGGTATAACCAACGGCCAGGCTGATGTTTCGCCATGTGTTCGATCCGTAACCGAATGCCACCCACCCGGAACCGTCATAGACCTCAAGACGCCCCACGTCCTTGAGCCATGTGACCATTCCGGCCGTTGGCTTCTTGACGGTGGCACCCCGGACAACAGCGCTGGCGAAGGTCATCACAACCTTCGGGGTCAGCCCGTCAACGATGCCCTGTCCTAGGGTCTGAGCGTTGGGCTTATCGGTCAGGGTCGGGTAGGGAATTCCCTGTCCGTACGAATCAGTTAGTGGCATGGGTGGTGCTCCTTAAGAGGTGGCTAGCTTGCCCAGGCAGACCCATCCGCCAGCGGTGCGGAGAATGAGAACGTGGTCACCTACTACGGGGCTGGTGTATGAGGTAAGACGCCGGACAGTCGGGAAGGTGTCGTCAGCGCGGGTAACGTCCACAGTCCCGCCGCTGTTGACCACACTGACCGTGGCCATGAGGGCGATACTTTCGAGTGCGCCAGACTTCTTGACCGCATCAACCGATGCGTTCAGAAGGGATTCAAGACCCGGCATCATCGTCCTTTCCGGCCACGGTGCTGATGTTGAATGCGCCGTTGGTGACGCTTAGGGGAATGTCGAATGACTGCACAACGTGAATCTCTGGCAGCGCCGCTGAGCCATAGTTCACGCGGATTCGATCGCCAGCGTCCAGCGCCGCATTCGGCACGGTCTCAAGGCTCACAGTGCGGTTTGGTGCCCGGTACTTCGCAAGGAGAGCCTTAGCCATCGACACGGCCTGAGTGGTAGTGGTTACCAGGGAGGAGCTAACGGCCTTCGTCACCTTGCCGAATGGTCCGCCGTATCGCAGGGGATCACTGGTGCTGGTAATAGCTGCCGTACCACGTACCGGGGGCTTGTTGTCCGACGTGTTCTCACCCGTGACAACCACTCGGTTGTAGACACCCTCAGCCGTCAGTTCCATGTTGGCGCTGACCATTACGCCGTAGTCTCCCGTGGAAACGTCCCAGACGGGCGCTACAGCGACGTTCGTGGGGTCGGGGATGTCCACCAGCCGGAAGGTCCCCGTAGCGTCACAGAACAGCTCACAGCCGACTGAGTCAGCAACCTCCCGGAAGGTGGACCAGACGTCTGTCTGCGCATCCCACGTCTTCGTAGCAAGAGGCGTAGTGCTGGCAAGGGTTGAGGCATCAACGAAGGAAGCCCCAGGGACCACGATCGGCAGCCAATAGCCGATGAATCCCGCTGCCGTTGCGAACCCCTTCGTACTGGTGGCGCTGTCCCATAGGGAGCGCTTGACCAGGATCTCAAGGCCGCTGGCGTTGATGGTCAGGGGGCCGGTATGGATGTTTCCGCTGACGGAGGTAATGACGAACATGCCAGCGGGCACGCGCTCAACGGCCCCGTCTAGGTACTGAATTCCGGCTTCTACGTAGAGTCGCTGGCCGTAGACAGCGAATCGGTCGGTGGCGTTGACAGGGAATTCCGAAGGGTCGGGAATGGTAAGGGACAGCGAACGCCGAACGTCGCTGCCCCTGTCCACCTTCACAGCGCCATCCGTAAAGGCAATGTCCTCAGCAGTGACCACACCGTTGTATAGGACGTTCACCTTTACGGACAGCCCGTGATCCGTTGTCAGCGCCGGAAGCCACTTAGAGCTAACCGGCTGCAATGCGTCACCCCTTCGTTAGTACATCCGTCCACGTTTCGTGAGCGTTGAATACGTGCTCCCACGTCGGGTAGGCGGCATGATCAAGGATGTCCTGCCATGTACTCGCAGCACTCCCCTCTAGCCCACCAACCGGCCGGTCAACCTCTGTGATGGCCAGTGTCCAGCGCCAGCCGTCTTCGCGGGCATCTGGGCTCAGCGGCTCAACCTCAACGTCACCAATGGCCACGTACAGGTTGCCGTCAATGCCGAAGCCCGGCATAGCCTGCACTAGGGCGGGAGTGCCAGCGTCCAGAAGGCTGTTGAACAGCTCATTGGCTTCCGGCTCCCAGATAAGGACCGTGATGCTGGACGTACGCCCGGAGCGAATCCCCGTAATGTGAATGGGGTTCTTCCGGCCCACCACGTCATATCGCGTTGAGCGTGCGTTGCGGGCCCATGTGAGGGGAGCTTCCATCATTACCGTGGTGTTCAGCGCCGGAACCCCCGGAGACTTGAACCAGACATAGTCAGGGTCAGCCAGAATGGGCGCGTTGATGGTGCGGGTCAGGATGCGTGCGCCGTAGGTGGTGCCTGACGCATTCGACCATGTCACGGAGTACCAGACGCGCGTTCCTAGGGGCGCTTCGTAGTCCTCAATGACCAGCGGCGCGTACGGGTTAGGGGCAAGATCCCACGTGCGCCCATATGAGCGCATGGAATACGCCTTGCCGTCCTGGTCAATGCGCTTGATGGTCAGAACGGCGTTGTTGACACCGTTCGCAGGAACGTAGTTCACAGTCAGCGTGACACAGCCTGTGGCGTTGTCCGCTATCAAGTCGTATTCGCTGACCGCTTCGCTGAGATAGATGGTGTCGATTACCCAGTTATCAACCAGGGCGCTGGTGGAATCAACCTCGAAGCCGACCCGCGCATAGGCAGCACCTTCGGGACACGTCCGAGTCTCCGAGTTCACCTGTGCGTACCACTCAGAGGCGGATTCAAGTGGATAGAACTGGTCCGGATCATCAACCTGAAAGACGTTTCCGGTCGAGTCATACCAGTCAATGACCGTGCGAACAGCGCTGGTGATGACCTGTGCCGTATCCGTGTTGTGACGGTAGATGGTTGCGCCAACCTGATAGGTGGTGCCCGGAGTAGCAGGAATCAGCCGGTCAAGGCGCGCGCTCAGAATGCCACTTCCCGGAGTGTCCGGGGTGAGCTTAAGGGCGTAAAAGCCTTCCGTGATGCCGCTGGTGAAGTAGGAACGGGAAGTGGTAGCACCCTCAACAGTCCACGCGGGCAGGGTGCTTTCAGTGGACCACTCTTCGTATGTGAGGCGGTTAGGTGCCTTGCCATCAGCACCAGTCTTTGGGGCAAGGAAGGACACGTCATCAAGGTAGACGGACTGCCCCACAGCGGTTACGTCGGCACGATAGACGGGCCGCGCCTTAGCAGCATTGGCCGGAGCAACCCCAGAGCACGCAGCACGCGTAAGCGCCTGACTATAGGTCGCTGGTGCCGTGGTGGTGGAAATCCACGTGTCGTCAGACGTGAACCACTCGATTCCGGCAGCGCCCTCAAGGTTCAATCCGGGGCCTTGCGTGGCCGCGTAAGTCACGTACGTCTTTCCCGGGGTGACGGGATACATCGAAGCCGTGCGCATGTATACAGACTCACTGGCAACCGTGCTGGTGGCCCCCAGACAGTAGAAACCCGCGCCCGAATACAGCCAGCCACCTGAGCGCGCCAGGGTGGCGTTCGTAGCCGTCCAAGAGGACGCGTCGCTCTCAATGCTTCGCGTAGCGTAGTCAAGTAGTTCGCCATATCGATCAGTGATCGCACCCAAGTAGACGTCATCAATGTTGACGTACTCGCCAGCGGCTAGACCAGAGCCAATGAACGCGATGCGGGCACGGCCAGCACCAGCGGGGGCGACCAAGGAGACCGTGACGTACTGACTTGACTGCCAGCCGGTCAGCGTGGCCGAAGCGGTCACCGTCGAGTTGTTGAAGCCAATATTGCTGTCACCCTGGCCAGCGGGACCGTAGAAGAGGATGCGCGCCGTGAACGTCTTACCGGCCGTTGCCGTCTGGACACGAACAGGAATGCGCGCCACATAGGTAGTGCCCGGAACTACGTTGGTAATCATGGGACTGTACGCCTGAACGCTGCCCGCTGCCGTCGCTGTGAAGCGCAGGGAGTGCGTGCCGCTGAGATATTGACCAGAGACAACGCTCAGCGTGGTGTTAGAGGTGGCGTCATTCCACGTGTGCGATCCCTCGAAAGCAGTGGCCGACTCAGGTAGAAGGTTGGCGTTCGCGAAAGCCATTCAGTTACTCCCAGGGGGAAGGGAGGGACCACCTACGAAAATCCGTAGGTGGTCCCCCCAGGGTTACGCCCCTTCGCCTCCGGGGCTTTCGTTGCCGATTCCTGCACCGGGCCCGCCACCCCCAGAGGGGTCTAGGTCCGGAACGTCCGTGAATCCGCCCGTACTGCCGGGTGGATACCCGATCACAACCGTGTTGCCGTTGCCGTCTTCGTACTCATCCGTGACGGGGGTAACTATGGGGTCATCATCTGGTGTCCCCTCCCCCACAATCGGAGTGCCCATTACAGAACCCTTCCTAGGGAAGCCGGACCGGTTAGCCCGGACTCAATTCGGTCGTCAGCGCGCTTGTCAACGTACGCCTCAAAGGACGCGCCCTCAGTTACCAGGACCAGCCGCGTACCGTCAGCGATACCGCCAGACTGAGCATCAGCACCACGCGCCGCCAAGGTGGACAGAGTTGCCCACTGGCCGGACGTGAACACAGGCTCAGGCTTGCCGGTCTTGTTCGCTGTCATCTGTGCACCAGGCATCAGCCATCCGCCGTTGTCATACTTCTTGGATGGGCTGAACCCATACCAGTCCGTGAACAGCGAATCCTTGTAGCTCCGCGCGCGGCTGCCGACAACCACGCCATCACCGCCGCGCGACTCGACATTGACGCCATTTAGCGTGCCTGCCGTGTGTCCTACGCCAGCGTTGGTGATGCCGACCATGTACGGTGCCTTCATTCCGCGCACCCATCCACCCGGAGCGTTAGACCCAGAGAAAGCCCCCGTTGCCCACAGGCGACGGTTAGCGGCCTTCCCCATAATCACGTTCTGAATGGCGCTCATAAACCCGGAACAGTCGAAGCCCTGTGGGCCAACGCCACCCCAGATGTATGGCTTACCAGCCTGCCGCTTAGCCCAGTTGAGAGCCTGCCGCGTGCCCTTGCCGCCAACACCGGAAGCCTCAATGGCCTTATCCGCCTTCGCGCTGTACCCAAAGAGCGCGTCCAGCGCCTTGTTGGGGATGCCTCGAACGGCCTTGCCCCACAGTGTGGACGAACCAGGGATGCGGTCAATGAGCGGCTGAACGACCTTGTTGATACCCGCGCGGGCGGAACCCTCAAGCCCATCCTTGAGCCAGCTAGCACCCTTCTTGATGCCGTCCCATGCGGCTGAACCAGCACCCTGTAGCTTGTTGCCGACCCAACCCAGGATGCCGCCCTTAGCGAAGCCCTGGTCACGGAACTTACTGAGCGACTGGCCACGCATTGCAGCGCTGTTGACCGCGTGTAGACGTGCGCGCTCATACGGGTCACGCATGGCTTCGCTGACGTAGACACCCTCACCACGGCGCATAGGAACTAGCTGGTCATCGCCGTTACGCCAAGAGGACATGCCCGGCAGAATGCCACCACGGGCAAAGCCCTTCGGGTGGAACTCCTTGAGCGGGTCAGCGCCGAAGGCCGTAGCGACCTTGTTCCAGACGCCAACAATGCCCTTGTTGTAGACGGTATTGACGATAAATGCAATGGGCTTCTTGGTGATCCCCTCTAGCTTGTCCCACGCTGTCTTGACGGCATCCTTGGCAGAGCCGAACGCCTTACCGACTAGGCCAACGCCCTTCCTGACGTTCTCAAACGGACCCTTGACACCCTTGTCCCACAGCCACTTTGCCTTTTGGGCTATCCAGTCAAATGCGGGCTTGACGTAGTTGTTGTACAGATCCTTGGCGGTTCGACCGACGCTATTCCAGCGGTCAACAATGTATTTGAAATAGGGCTTGATGACTCTATTCCAAAGCCACATTGCCTTGTCAGCAATCCAGTTGAACGCGGGCTTCACGTAGGTGTTGTACAGAGCCTTCGCGAAGAGACCCACGTATTTCCAATAGTTCACGATGAACTGGAAATACGGCTTGATAATCTTGGACCAGAGCCACACGACGATTGCGCCAATGAACTTGAACGCTGGCTTTAGCGCAACGTTCCACAGCCACAAACCGGCGTCGCCAACGGCCTTGAAAGCCGCCTGAACGACCGCGCGGAAGGTTTCCGACCTGTTGTAGGCAACGACGATTCCGGCTACCAGGGCAGCCAGCGCGATGGCCACCAACACGAACGGATTCAGCGCCATGACAGCGTTGAGAACTCCCTGAGCCACGGCCCATGCGTTCGTGAAGAATGCAACCGTGCGACTGACTCCCCCAAAGATGGCAGTCTGAATGGCAGCCGCCTTAACGGCCAGCGTCAGCCCCCCAATGAACACAGCCAGGCCGGTGAGAACCGGAGACCAATCAGAAGCCCACTGGTACCCCGCACGGAATGCTGGAACGATGTCATTCAGAAGGACGTCAGCGCCGGTCTTGATGGCCGGAATGACGTACGTTCCCATGACCTTGACAAGACCCTGTTGCAACTCACGCGTGAAAGTCTGTAGTTCATGCATGGGGCCTGAGCGCATGGTTTCGCCAAGCTTCTTGCTGGCCCCTGCCGCCTTGCTGAACCCACCTGACGCCGCTGCCGAAGCGGTATCCATGGCGTACAGCGCGTCACCCATAACGTTGGCAGGGTCTCCGAAGAGAGCGGCTGCCGCGTTTAGCTTGACTTGCTCATCCTTGGTGCCCCGGAGCGCGTTAAGGGTCTGCCCTAGGGCTTCCTTCGCCTGTACCCCGCCAGCGCCAATCTTGGCAGCCATGTCCTTTGAGCTGAGCCCGATGGACTCATACGCTTCGTCAACAGCCGTGCCACCAGCTAGGGCGCGCTCGCCAAACTGACCTAGGGCGTCCGCCACCTGGTCACTGTCACGGGCACCAGCCTTCACAGCCTGGTTGATCAGCCCCATAGCCGTAGCGCCATCAAGGCCAACGCGCTTGAACTGGACCGAGTATTCGTTGACCGTATCTAGTAGGTCATCCGCCTTGTTCGCGCTGGACTGAAAGCCCTTCGTCAACAGGTCGAATGCCTCAGTGCTGTTCTTCGCCAGCCCAGTGCGCATAAGCTGAGAAACAGCGTTGGTTACCCCGCCTAGATCCTGGTCGAAGACCTTTGAGACATCCGATGCCTTCGTGGCGATCTGCTGTAGCTGTGCCGTGGTGGCCTTCGGGGGCGCAATGCCGGAGATCATCACGGCCTTGATGGAGTCAGCGCCCTCTTGGAAGTTGTCGACCACGCCGGACGTGTACAGCTTCCCGGCTATGTCTCCGTACTTCTTGGCGTCTTGCGTACTGGCCCCAAGCTGAGCCTGCATCTTCTTGGTAACGCTGGCCTGTTCGAAGGCGTCAGTCAGACCCTTCGCCAGCACAGCACCAGCGGCAATGCCAGCAATGGCAGCACCAGCCTTGAGCTTTTCCCCTAGGCCAGACCCGGCAGCCTCACCAGCGTCCGCGCCAGCGTCACCAGCCGGACCAACAATCTGCTGCCGTAGCTGACGCGTGAACCCCTGAATCTCAGGGACGATAGACACGTAGGCAACGGCAATCTCAGGCGCGTTCGCCATGAGTTACCCCCTCTTCGTGCGCTCCCTGAATGCGATTAGGGCAGCGGCTGTAATCTTCGCCTTCTTGGGCTCATCCCATCCGGGGCGCGGGTACGGCTTAGGCGGCTTGCTCTGCTCATGGCGCGGCACGTCCTTGTTGGCGATAGCCCATGTGACGTACTGCGTAGAGTCCACTAGGTCAGCCAGAATGTAGTCAGTGGTAGTCCACAGCGGCTTGCCCTTGTTGATGGCCTGCCGGGTGGCACTGTCCGGGGGCAGACCCCAAATCAGAACCGCCATCTTCCGGGGGCTGATCTTCCGACGCCAAAGGTCGAGTAGGTCAATCCCCCGGAAGGCTAGGTCAGCCTCAATCGCGTCCCCGTGTTCGCGGATGAGCGGCAGAAGGCTTAGGAGTTTCCCGCCGAAACAGCCTTACCGGCCACCTCGAAGAACTTGCCTAGGTCCGCAACCTTGCGGTTGGACTTGCGGAAGGTGGCGTACTGGTCATCACCTAGTAGCGCCTTGACAGCGTGCGTGATGCGCTGGTCATCGATCGCTTCCAGAACGTCAATGTCCCACTCCTCAGCCGGGGGAACCATGTAGGTCTCACCGTTGAACTCAACAGCGGAAGGGGTGCCGGTAACGTCGCTCTTCGTAGCCATGGGTAATGCTCCTCAAGGGGCGGAAGTGGGTGGATAGAAGTGGGACCAGGCCCCCACCCAGAAGCCTGGTCCCACTGGTTCAGAGCACCTACGAAAATCCGTAGGTGGTTAGCTAGCCGCGTTGGTGGCGTCGTTGTCGTAGTCGACGTACAGCACGTCATCCGAAGACGGGTAGATGGTGATGGTCAGCTCGAACGCCTGTAGGTCCGCCTCAGACAGCGTGACCTCACCCACGGCCGTGATCTCCCCAGTGGGAATGTGCCGACGCCGGGTAATGTCACCGTCCATCAGCTCAAGCACAAAGGAGCGCTTGTCAGACTTCGGGATCTTGACCGTGCGCGTGTTCACGCCGTTGGCCGTAGCCACCGTGGAACCAGGGTTCACCAGTCCGAACACGGTCAGGTTGTCCTCAAGGCACGTCACCGTAATAGAGCGCTTGTGCTTGCTCCGCTTCGTGCGGATCAGCTTGCCGCCCCATGCGTAGAAGTCGGTCGAGTCCTCATCGCGCGACTCAGACGCTCCATCCTCGCTCAGTAGGCCAACGGCCTTCCATGCGGGAATGGTCGACATGTCATCGTCCAGGGCTTCCGGCAGGGCAGTGGAGACCGGGGCCGTCCACAGGTCAGCACCCTCCCATAGCCGGGGATTGTTAACGTTTCCGCTCATGTGGTTTCCAATCGGGTACCGCGTGCCGAGAATTCGACAGCGAAGGAGTATCGCGGCTGCCCCGATTCAGAGTCAGGCAGCCACATGGGGCCGGAAACCTCAGCCACGTGATAGACCGTGGTCTGCCCGCGCTTGCCAGCCATGGCCAGCACATAAGCACGAACGATTGCGCTGAGGTCTGCCGCGCCCTCTTCTGAGTCGGACCAGCACTCAACGTTGATACGCGGCCGGTCCAAGATGAGATTGCGGCGAAGGCCGCCTAGGCGCTCAATGCGCACGAACTCAGCCGGTCGCGGGCTAGGAATCCGCGAGTAGACCGGGGTCTCAATGTTCAGCCGTAGGTACTGAATAGTGACCAGCACGCTGTCAGGGAAGATGACGACCGGCTTACCCATCGGCATCACTTGCCGCATCAAGGGCTAGTAGGAGATTCCGCCGAGTGCGCTCAGCCGTTGCGCCATCCTCGTACCCAGCGATCACAGCCGCACGGGCACGGGTCGGGCCAGCCTGAGCGTCAACCTTCGTCTGAACCCCCACGCTCCGAAGAGCGGCATCAATGTCACGGGCCTTTTGCATCACCACGCGCCGAGCACTCTCGGAGGTAGGTAGCGCGCGAATAGCGTCGAAGTTGTATCGGATTCGTGCGTCAGCCATTAGCCAGTCACCCTCTTGAGTCGCGCTTCCGCGTGGTGCAGCCGACCACGTACCTTGAACCGGCCAACTTCCCCATCTACGGCCAGCGTTAGGGACTCCCATTCCACGCGGTCAGTCGGCAGCGCCGGGAAGTCACGGCCCTTCGGGGTGATGAGTCGCCAACCAGTGATCACGAATGGCCGGTCTCCCACGGCTTCACTGGAACCATCCGGCTGAACCATGAACCCGTGATAGGAACAGCGCTCAGCGTTGGCCCAGTCACGTTCGCTGGTCGTGTTGCCGTACTTGTCGACCTTGAGGGGCGCGCGAACCAGGGTCACGGTCTCGCCGTAGAGGAGGCTCATAGCGTCCTCATCACAGCGAACCGCCGCCGGTAGTCGCGCAAGAGATCCTTGTCAGCCTGAGAAAGGCTGGCCCCGATGGTCTCGGCCGCGTAGGTGACGCTGACTGACCCAACGGTTTCCTGCCGTAGGTCGTTGGGATTGCTGAGAACGCGCTGAGCGGCCGTCAGAGCGACTGCCACAACGTCACCGGGTACTTCTGCGTATCCGTGCGTGAAAGTCACTGAGACGGGCGCACAGCCACTCACAAACAGCCGCTCAGTCTCTTCGTCCCATACGAAGTCAACCGGTCCCCCGTCACGCATCACAGCGTCGACAGAGACAACGGGCCTGAGTGGCAGCCGGACAATCCCTTCAAACGGCGTGCGCCGAAGGGTAGTTGAGCGACGCTGGAAGCTGTTCCGGGCTTCCTTCCGGATGATCGCTGAGACTAGGTCCAGCGTGGATGCTGCCGAAGCCGGAAGGGTGTCCGGATCAACTTGCATCCAACCGGCCAGAGCCTCAACCGTGGCCAGTGGTGGCAGAGCCATGAGACACCCTTCCTAGCTCTGGTAACGCCATGCCAAGGCATGGACCAAGAGAGCCCTACTTCGTTTCCTGTGCTCCGCACTCCATACAGCGCGTCACGGTGCGGGCAGGGGCACCAGGGGGAACAGCCTTGAACCGTTCCACCCTGGGGCCCTTGCAGCCGTCAGCGTGAGGCAGTGCAGGAATGGCAGCCTTCGCACGTGGCGGCAACCGCCAACCTCCTTACTTGGCTAGGACGCCGGTCAGGCGCGCGGCAGCCTTGCCACCGAACAGCGCAAGACCCGTGTAGAACTCAAGGCGCGTCCGGTAAACCGGCTTCTCCTGTAGCTGACCTAGGTCCATGACCTGAACGCCACCGTTGGTGAGACCGGTCACGGCCTGGTCACCCTCAGCCGAACCGAAGCGAACGGCGTAGATGGAACCGGCGTCAGCAGCCGTGCCCTGAGTCTCGGTCATCGGGATGATGTCGGAACCGTCCGGACGCTGACCGATGTCCAGAAGAGGGATGCCCTGGTACGTGTAAATCGGCTTACCGGTCAGCGCATCCTGGACCATGTCCATACCACCCAGACGCCGAGCGCTGGACCACAGCTTCCCCCGAATTGCACGGTTGGTGTAGAACGCACCATTGGAGCCGTTGAGGCCAGGAACACGCGCAATCAGCTCATCCATGGCGTCAAAGAAGTCATGCCCACCGGCAACCGGACCCAGACCGTTGGCCGCATCAGCCGGGGAAAAGACCTGGTTGCCAACTAGTCGCTTCTTGAGACCATCAAAGCCCTTTGGCGTAACCGCCGTGTCGCCGTTAATGAACTGATCCTGGAAGAAATACGACGCGGCCTTGACCTTCATGCGCGTCTGGGTCGCACGCTGGTCGTTCAGGTTGCCACGGGTCTGGACAATGAACCGGTCAACGTCAGCGTCACCACCAAGGATGACCAGGGACTCACTCTTGGGGTTCACGGTGCCCGTGGACTCCGAGTAACCCTCGTTCACGCTACGGAACTCGACATTCGGTAGCGTCGCCTCTTCGTTGTAGGCATACGCGTTGCCCTGAATGGTCAGGAACGGAATCCGGTCCAGAACGCTGGACTCCTGAACGAAGGTCTCAAGGACACCCCGCTGTAGGTCATCCTGGGAGAGCTTCGCGGCCTCAGTCAGAGTTAGAGCCATGATGGCTGCCTTTCAGTCAATGGGCCACCTACGGATTTTCGTAGGTGGTTACTTGGGGGGCTTAGCCCCGTAGGCCCGACGCATACGCTCTTCCGGCGTGGCAGGCTCAGGCTCAGCGGAAGGGGTCTTGCCGCCGCCGACTTCGCCCCACGGCTTCGGGCCGGACTCAGCCTCAGCCTTCGCCAGATACGGACGGGCCTTGAGCAGATCGTCAACGGCCTTCGTCACGGCAGCGTCATCCGACGTGTCAACGTCAGCGGCCTTGATATACAGAAGCGCGTCAGCCGGGTCCTGTAGCCGCCCCTTGGCCTCAGCCTTAATGGCGGTCTCAGCTAGCTGAGTCTGAAACTCGGCCCGGATCTCCGTCTTGATGGCCTCAAGGTCCGTGCCCTTGACGGCCGCATTCGACCGCTGTAGGCGCTTGATCTCCGCCTGTGCTTCGTCGCGCTCCTTCTCGGCGCTCTTCCGGGCATCGCGCTCCGTCTTGAGTGCCTTCTTACCGGCGTCGCCTAGCTCCGCCTCAGCGCCCTTGTCATCCTTGGCGCTCTGGTCCCCCTCCGGGCCGTTCGCTGGCGCGTTGGCCGTACCCTCAGCCGGGTCCGCGTCGTTCGGTGCGTTGTCGGCAGGGCCGTTCGGGTTGGGGTTTTCTGCCATTAGGAATCGCTCCTACGTGATAAAGCCGTGCTTTTTGAGCAAGGCGATTTGAAGCTCACGGTTGCCGTGGGCATTCTTGAGAATCTGTTCAGGCATCAAGCGGGCTTCGCGCACGCGCTCATAGCGGGAACCCGGGGCCTTCGCGAAACCGGCATCCTTAAGCGCATTCGCGCCAATGCCTCGCTTCGTGACGCCCTCAGTGGTTACTGTCTTGCCTGTGCTGGTAGTCGCCATACCGCGTCGCGCGTTGACGATCTGACCAATGTCAGCACCCTGCTCAATGGCGTCAGCCCCGGCAGCACCAAAGCGCTTACGGCGCTCCTCAGGGGTCATTGCCTTGAATAGGTCTTCCGGGCTCTTCGCGGTTTCACGGGAACGCCACTCAGCCTCAGACATGGGTTCCATGCCGCAATCGCACTTCGGATGGCGCTTGAAACCCTCTGAATGCGTGTACTGCCGACCGGCCAAGATGATGCACCTTGAGCACGCCGGAAGCTTGACCACCCGGACATAGCCATAGCAGCGCGGCTCAGCGGTCATCGCGACCTGAGTAGCCGTGCGAGATGTGTCGGCAATGGTGGTGGCGGCCAGCATGCTCATCTGCGCCATGCCCCGCGCCAGTGCCGCATCAGCCGGTAGGCCAACGGCAAGCGCCTGAGCCGTGGTCTGGGCAGGCAGGAACAGGAGAGAGGCCAGGGGGCGACCATCCGCAGCAAGACCGGCCAGCCGTCCAGCGTTCACAGCGCCAGCCGCCTCAGCGGTTACGCCTTGCGCCAGCATCGCGCCGGATACGAAGGCGGACGCGCCCTGTGCCGCTGATAGTTGGCCAGCGATAACGGCGTTCAGAATGGCCCTGCCAGTCTCGCCCTGTAGGGCTGACAGGATTCGGTCCGCTGGAACGTCGTTCCAGAGAGACTGAATGGCTTCCACCACGCTCCGCGACACGCCTTGCATCTGTGCATAACGCACGTCAGCCAGCGCCCGGGAGCGCGAGGCAGCCGCCCGTGAGCCCTGCCGTAGCTCAGGCTCAGGGGGCCGCTCAGGACGTGGCGCAACGGCAGTAACAGGCCGTGGTGCCGTGGGAGTTGGCTTAACCCTGCCGGGTAGAACTTCATTCTTTGCGCCGAGAATCGCTCTCAGACGCTCTTCGCCTTCCGGCGTAAGTACGTAGTTCTGGCCCCCGTAGTTCTCGGAAGCCTTGCCGCCCCGCATGGACTGAATGCCCCGGCTGACGTTCCGCAGGAAGCCCTCAGAGGCAAGGTCCCGGATAGCTTGCTGTTGCTTCCGGGACCGGCCACCTAGGCGCATGCTGAACGTTCGGCCATCGGCCGTTACCCTGCCCGCTTCGTGGTACGCCTCACGCAAGACCGCTTCAATGTCTGCGGCATCAGGTGCGTACTTGCGACCGGCAGCGGCATTGGGCTTGGCAGGCTTCTTGGGCGGGGGCTTGTCCTTCTCCGCCTTAGCCTTAGCCGCATCGCGCTGAGCGTCTAGCCGCTTGCTGTACTCCTTCGCGTACTGCTCACGCTCGCTCTGGAGTCGCTTGACTTCGGGCGCGTCATAATCCCAATTGGCAGCCTCAGCAGCGGCGTCAATTCGGTCATCAAGCTCACTGAGGAGCTTTCTGAGTTCAGCGTCTGTCAGCTTGGTTGCAGAACGCGCCATCTAGCCCCCTATTCAGTAACGGCCAGCTCCTCGCTATCCGGGGCATCAGGCTTTGCGCCGTAAAGCGCTGCCATGTTGCCGCCGACGATCGCCGCTGCCTGGTCGTCCCGCATGGACTTCCAACGCTCAATCTCTTCTGGCGTGGTGTCCGGCATGCGTTCCCACAGCGCTTCGTCCGGCACGTTGATGGCCTTGTACTTCGTCAGCGCGTCCGCGTACTGGGCTTCACTGCGGAACTGAGCATCGCGCCAGACAACAGAGCCCATGGCGATTGCCTCAGCGCGGGCAGTGTCGCCAGCCGCCAGAGCCTCAAGCCTCATTAGCTCACGGAGTGATGCGCCGAAATACCGCTGACGTTCCTGCACCTTGGCCACTAGGCCAGCCTCAGACGCAACCAGGGCGTCAGCGCTGATGTTGACCATCTCCCCCGTCAGATAGCTAGGGGGCGTGCGGGTCTGAGCGGCAATGTGTCGGACGGCAGACTCAATCACGCTGGTGTAGTTGGTCAGATCAGCGGCACTGAACTCCGCAATCTGTGCGCCATCACGCTCAAGCCAGAGAAGCCGGTCACGGCGGAACCGGTCAATGGGTAGATCCTCTTCCCCGATGACTTCGCCGTCTTCGTCAAGGATTTCCTTGGTTGGCCGGTCCATCCCCAGCACTGCACGCGCGGGCAACGCCCGTTCGTCGGCAGCGGTCATGAGGTGAGCCCAGAGCGTGTTTACGGCATCCTGTAGCGGTGCCACGCTGGCAATCTCACTGGTGGGCTTCCCGCGTAGCCGTGCGCGGTTCTCAAGGGCCACCAGAGGCACCACGCCTAGCGGGTTAGGCAGGATGCCAGCCGACACCCAACCCCCGCCGTTGTCCATGCTGTACCCAAAGGGGTTGTCCGCCTTGCGGACCCACAGGTACACGGCATCAGGGTAAAAGAGCGTTGCCCGCTCCTGTGCCCCATCACGCCAGAGCAAAAGACCCGCGCGACGCTGCCGACGCTTGCCAGGCACGTACTCAACAATGGCCTGCCGCACGTCATGAAACGTGATTTCAGTGTTGACGCCATCCGGCTTCCAGACCAGGCCATACGACCGGCCACTGATCAGCGCCTCAAGGAAGGCTAGGCCAACCTCAACGTCACACTCATTGCGTCGCCACGCGTCCCATGCGTCAGAGTCCAGCGTTCCGTCATTCAGACGGAATGCGATAGGGACCAGCCGCTCAACGGTTGCATCCGGGACCACCTGACACCAGTTGTCAGAGAACCGCTCGAACAGCCCGCCAGTCTGCGCCTTGAACTCAGGGCTGGCGAACTTGAGCGGAACTTCGCCATCGTAGTAGTCGGACCACTGTTCGGCCTTGCTCTTGCGCCGCTGTAGCTTCCCGTAGAGGTGAACTAGATCCTCAAGGGGGGTTAGCGCCATGGGTTCCCCCTTCTTGGGCACCTACGGATTTTCGTATGTGGTCATGCGCTGGCCGCGCGCGCCTTCTTGAGTGGTCGACGTACGTAGCCGTCCATCGCCATCACGGCAGCGGCGATTCCGTCGATTCGTGAACTGGACTTCTGCCTATCCGGCTTGACTGGACGGAAGTTGTCGTTGCCGTCCGTCAGAATCTCCGTACATGAGGCATGCCAGCGAAGAACCGGGTTACCGCCGTGCCTGATCTTGCCCTCACGTAGAAGGCGCTCAAGCTCCTTGGACCCCGGACCCATTCCTAGGTAGGTCTGAGGCACGGGGCGAAGTTCAACGCCACGCGTCTTGTACTCAACGCGCTGAACAAGCTGACCCGCGAACATGCGGTCATAGCTGATCCGCTGGACGTTGAGCCTTCGGCAGTCGTCAATGATCTGGCGCTCAATCGCGCCGTAGTCGATTGCGTCGCCTTCGGTTAGCTGAATCCAGCCTTCCCGGACCCACAGCCTTAGCGGCACCTGTAGCTGTTGCTCAAGTTCGTCAACACGCTCTTCCGGTAGCCAGAAGCGCGCCACTAGCTCAAGGTCAACACCCGGCTGGCGAGACTCAACGGCCATGACCCATGCCGACATATCAGAGACAGCGGAAAGGTCGACCCCGCCCCATGCGCGACGGTAACGGAACCTCTTGTCGTCAACCACGCCCGCGTTCGCGTCCCATAGAGGCATGGGCAGCCAGCGGGTAGCCGCGCGCATTCGGCGGTTGAGTGACAGCCGACAGAACGTCGGGAAATAGCTAGGGGTCGACTGGGCCTTAGCAGCCTCGCGCCGCATGTACGCCAGTGAGGGGCTGGTTCCTAGGCCTGGGTTGGCCTTGTACCACGTGGCTTCGTCAAAGGGGTCATCGGACTCTTCGGCTGCCCAGATCACACCATAGTGGCCAGGGTCCTCAACCACGCCCTCAGCAAGGCGACGCGTGTACGTGTGCTTCTCATCGTAGATCGAACCCTCTTCGCCTTCGTCGGCAGTCGTGATGAACACGACTAGGGGTTGATCACGTGCACCCGTACCGGTCTCGATAGCGTCGACAAGGTCACGCTTCTTGTGAACGTGGACCTCATCAACGATGGCCCCACTGACATTCAAGCCGTGGGCAGTCTCGGCAATCTTGGACAGCGCCCGGAAGACACCACCAGTGCGGGGCACTCGGATGACACCCCGGAGGACTTCCACGCGGCCCTTGACGGCATTGGAAGTCAGCGCCATGCGCTTAGCGTCATCGAACACGCGCTCAGCCTGTGGTAGCGAACCAGCCGCCGCGTAGACCTCAGCGCCATGTTCCCGGTCCGCCAGAAGGAGCGTCAGCCCAATGCCCGAAGACAGGGTTGACTTGCCGTTCTTACGCGGAACCTCAATCCAGACGGACCGGATAACGCGCACTTCCCGTTCAATCTCCGGGTCATACCACAGCCAGCCGAAGACCGGCGCGATAACCCAGACGATCTGCCAGGGAGCTAGCTTAAGGGGGCTTGATCCCCAACGCCCCTTGGTGTGCTTGAAAGACTCAGTGGCCTTGATGGCACGCCGGGCAGCGTCCACATTGAAGTACGCGCCGGGCTGATTCTGGGCTTGCATGCCAAGTACCAGGGGGCGAGACTTGGCCGCTGCCTGAATCTCTTCGGGCGAAAGCCCAAGCTCAATCAGCGCCTCGTACGGCACGGGCAGGCTGTCAGTCGAAAACGTCTCCGTCATCGTCTCCCCCTCGTTCGGGCGGCTGAATGCGCCCACGGGCAGACGGACTTAGTCCTAGCTCTCCGATGTAGCGGGCAAGTTGGGAACGGTACTGACCCAGCACAGTGGTCCATCCGTTCTTCTGCATTCCCCGCTCGCCCTGCATGAGTACGCCATCCTTGGACAGCGAACGTTCACCCTGGTCGATGCGGGCAACGCAAATGCAGTAGTCCGTGAGGACTACAGTGTCAACAGCGCCGATTCCGGCTGTGTACTTGAGTACGGGAATGACCCTGGCCCACTCAGCGGACGCCACCTCACGACAGCGACGGATGCCAGCGCCGGACCCAGGGAACACGTCGCGCCAGTCAGGCTCAGTCAGCTCCGCTGGGGGCGTGACAATGCCTTCCTTGATGGGACGCTTGCCGGGGTTGCCCTCACGGACCACCTGTAGCGGGGGCTTGCTCCGCATCGGGTCAGCCATGAGGTCACCTCCTATGTACTGTCAGGCACGCGTAAGGGTGACCGGGCTATGCGTGCACGCTCAGTCATCCCGCGCAAACGGTCCAGGTTGCGGCGCTAGCTTTTTGCCTCCCTGCCGAGTGGGATCAGAGCCCGGAGGGGGCCCCTCCCCAGGGGGATGTCACGCTCAGTGCATGATCACGCGTCAGGAGACACGCAGAGCAACCAGAGTCAGTGACTCAACGTCAACCTCAATGCTCACGTCAGCGCCGTAGTCACCAGGGGCGAACGGGCCTAGGGCAAGCGTGGTGCTCACTGGCACTGGGATGACTCGTGGCGTCACTGGCTGGCCATCCACCATGCGGCTCAGGTTGATGGTCACGTTGCCAACAACCTCAGCGCTGGTGTTCGTCACCATGAGGCCAACACGCCCGTCATTGGGCATCGTGTGGCCTAGCTCCGGGTCACCCACTGACTCACTCGGCATCACTGTGCCAGCGCGCGTGAATGCAACAACGGGGATCTCTACTGCCAT